CCACTGGATGCCGACGTGTGAAGCGCAATTTTTAAATCAAATTAAACCAGAAGAGGTTCCAACAAATTTAATCATTAGGATGTCATCGCATATGATTGACCAAGGCCCTGTTAAATTTTGGCCCTGGACGTCTACGGTAACAAGTAAAAAAGAAGGCGCAACTTGCCCCGCTCCAAAGCAGGGCGGCAAGTGTGGGGATTGTAGAAGCTGCTGGAATAGAAGCACACCAAACGTTGAATATGGCAAACACTAAATTTCAATCAGATATAGAAGCGGTCCACAATGAGTGGTGCCGTGAGAACGGTTATCCGATTCGCAAGCGAGCGAGCGGGCGGGCGGGTGGGCCCACGAGCAGCAAGCAGGCGAGCGAGCGAGCGAGCAAGCTGAACGCGGATAATTCAGAACGGTTCGTTGAGGGCGCAAGGTCTCAAGCGCTCAAGCGTTCGACGGAGCGTTGATCAACACTCGTTGAATGTGTTCCCAATCGTTGATGGCGAGGGAAGGTGTTTCGCGATGATCGGTCAGAAGACCGTGGATCGATTTACTCCCGTATAATTTAACCAGCTTAAGGGAAGGCTGGTTCACAAGGATAAAGTTACGTTTTTTCCTGGTTAAGTGAAACAATTTTTGATGTGGACTGAACGATATTTTAGGTGAACGAATCACCTTAAGTTCTACCATAAAGAATCCACAAGAATCGTGGTATCCCAATAGATCTGGCACACCAAAGGATGCCCAGGACTCTAGTCTGGTCCACTGAATTATAGGTGTTTTCTTCTTAACTAATTGCCAAAATTTTGACTCTGGTTTCACTCAATTTCTATACAATATCCGTTAGATTAATGTAACTAAAAACGTAAGTTATTTTGCATAATGGACCTTTATTTGATATAAAAGCGTAACTATGAAGACAGTTATACCTAGAAAAATGGGACGACCGCCGGCTTTAACAATGAGGCAAAAGAAATTTGCTGAATTATATGTATTTGATAGAGGTAAAAAAACTCAAACTCAATGTGCATTTGAAGCTGGATATAAAAATAGAGCGTCCGCAACTGGATCAGACCTGACTAACAATAGAAAATATCCCTTGGTTTGTGCATACATAAACCAATTAGAAAAAGAACAAGAGAGAAGATTTAGAATTAGTAAATCAATTCATATGCAGGATTTAGGTAAGATTAAAAATGTATCTATGGAGCAGCCTTCTACATACTCTGTTGCTCAAAGAGCAGAAGAGAATAGAGGTAAAGTTATGGGCTACTATAAAAATGAAAACATAAATACCAATGTAAACATTGAGATAGATGGAATGTCCAAAGAAGATTTAGTTAAAGAATTTGATAGTTTCTATAAAGAAAAGATGAAGGATGTTACTCCTACAAAAGCTTCAATAAAATCAAAAGAAGAATTAAACCCTGATACTGATTCAGAGTAGCAATAAATCTATTAAATATTTTTTTTGGAAATTTTTTGACTAGTGACCATTTGTTTGTCACTCCTTCGTATTGTTCCGCCATTTGTTTCTCCTTGTGGGTTAGGTCCTCGTAATGGAGGGATTTGATCCCATTTTACGTTAGGCATATTCTTTGTTAGTGTGGGATTAAAGTTTTTAATTTTGTTCATTTATTTTCTCCATCTTGATTATACACCCTTTTGGGAACACATTTCTATCACTAAATAGTTCATCATTTACTTCATATGAAGCAAAAGTTCTTATGTTTTTTTTATCCTTATTTAATAAATAAGCGTGAGTTACCATTATAGAAGGCATAAATCCTTCGGCTGTGTGTAAGTCTGCGTGTCCTGCATCCCCTGTAATATCAGCCCAGGTAATTTTATAGAAGTAATATCGTTTCTTCTTAATAGTTATGCATTTGTATTTAGATTTTTTAGGATGTCTCATAAGTATCTTATACTGTATAGGGAGATTTTTGGGCAAAAAAGTTTTCTAAAATAAAAAAAAAGTCGCGCGCGTCGAGTAGGGTACTGTGCCACCTGTGCCACGGTAAAAAATTCTCTTGGAACAGTTACTATTTGCTTATACCAACACTTATAGTCTAAAAACGTAAGCTGTGCCACTGTGCCACCGACTTTTTCTTGATGGAAAAAAAAACTAATGCCCTCAATTCTCCACTTACACTGGCACACTATCTATCTTTAATTCCCATTTTTGTCAAAAATGAGACAGTGGACACATTTGTGCCATAATTTATTATTTTTTTAACTCCTGAACCCTGTATATCTAGGTTTGCGTATGGTTTCCAGTCTTTACGAATTAGATTTAGTTCTAAAATCAGATTCGACCATTGCTTCTGCGTTATGTTTTCGCTCGTTATAGTCACCTTTTTCATAATCTATACATAATTTACCCTCTAGATGATCCAATTCGTGCTGTATACACCTGGCTGCTAGATTGTAAAATGTTTTTTGTTGCTCCTTTCCTTCTTCATCTTTGTACTTTAGAATGATTCTAAGGTCCCTTCTAACTTCTCCTGTTTTACCTGGAGCTGAAAGACAACCTTCATTATCACATAATGTTTCATTAGATTTCTTAACAATTTCTGGATTAAAAAAAACTTGAGGTTTATCTCCTGCTCTAGATGTATCCATTACAAACATTCTTTTTGTATACCCAATTTGAACAGCAGCTAATCCTATGCCGTGGTGCTGATACATAGCTTTATGCATAAATTTAATAAGTCTACTTGTTTTATCATCTAATGGAAAAGTAACGTCTTTACTCACTTCTCTCAATAAAGGGTCAGGATACTTGACCAATTCTATATACATAGGTGCCTCCTAGTCTCCCAGTCGACACCTATTCGCGCGTTATCCATTATGGATTCCATTAACTCTGTTTATATGTAGGAGATTTAAATATTTTTAAACTCTCCGCTTTTAATACTATTCTTTTTGGTTCTGGTGAGTTGATAAGTTTTGTTTCTTGCAACTCAATTCTTCTCACAGCTTCTAAATGTCCATCCGTTGTTTCAATATAGATAGGGCAATCAGATATGATTGTACCCTTCTCATTGTTAGTGAACTTTCCTAGTATTTGTTGAAAGTCTCTTATTCTCATTTATCCTCCTTATTATTATTTTTATTAGTTCGTACCATTTACGTCCCCACATTTCTCTTACATCACCACTCGTCTTCCAATAAGCATTTGCTATATTATCCAGACGTCTTTGGTCTTGTTTTATAATATTCATCTACTCTCCTTAAAAAGTTATGCATATGTGTTTGGAACTCATTACCTTCAATAACAAACTCTTGATAATAATTATCCTTACTACACATCATAATTACACCTTTTGTAATTTTTGTGTTGAACAATATATTATGGCCCATTGCATAAGCTGCTAACTGAAGACAATAGTCTCCAATCCATTCCTTACGTTTTGGTTTGTTTGTTTGCTTGAAGTCTATGATGGCATCCTGTCCTTTGTGAATACCTACTAAATCTGTTTGGCCTGCATATAATCCTGGATAATACAAAGTACATTCCGTTCCGTAATATTCTGTAACATTACATAATCCTCTTTGTATAATTTGTAATGCCATATTGTGAGCTTGTTTACCGACATTGGTTTCATCTAAATAACCTTCTTCTAATACATACTTCTCTAATATTTTGTGCATAGCAGTTCCACGTGTTGCTGCTTCATTCACGATCCGCGCTGCACTGTCCTCTCCTACCTTAATACGCCAATTGGCTAGCGATTCGCGCTTCTCGGCTGGCTGTGTGATGTCCAGGATCGTTGTAACACTCGGTAATTTTTCTTTATCAAACACATAGTGTCGTTTACCTTCTATCTTCTCTCGTTGAGTCTTTGGGTACTTATAACAATTATTTCTTTTCATTCTTTATCCCTTCATACACGTGTTGTTTTAAATCTTTATCGGTTCTTATAATAGTTAATGCGTCTACACCGTTATAAGCTTTGATGGCAGGGGTTTGTGATACTACGGTTCCACCTATACTTCCTAATAATAATACCTCACTACAACCATTTAGTAATAATAAAATAAATAACATTCTCATATTAATTTAGTTCCATCTTTTAATGTTAAGTCGCCCACCATTTTCGGTATAAAAATAGTGCCACCAAATTCAGTATTATCCGGTAACATTTTCTCATACCAAATAGGCTCCGGTAATTTTTTTAAATTCCAAGCCCAATACGAATCATCATCAAACTTACAAACATAACCCGGTATTTTATTTAATATCTTACCTTGAGTTACTAAAAAATCGTATTTCTTTTTTTCAATTAAAGATCCATCATATCGTGTCGGAGACACTCTTCTATTCTTTAACTCTTGTATGTAATTAGTATTCTCTATATCCATCGAACTATATTCTTCTTGTATCTTACGACAAGGATCATCGATAAAAATTTTCGTGTTTAACTCTTCAATCATTCGTTGCTGTACATCTCTCCAACTCATTTAAGTGACTCCCTATATTTTTTTAAATCAATAACATTACTAGGCAGAGGAGTATGCTCTGTATAATGATCTATGATTTGTGAGATCTTATTTAATTTTACGTGAGCGTAAGGAAATAATAAACAACTCACGTGAAAGGCATCCCTAAAACCACATCTCCATCGATACTGCATTTTATGGCCATTTTTCCTAGGTTTTTTACGTACGGTACCACATCCTAAAACATTGTGAACCCACTCCACTACAAATTTATCTGTCATTGCAATCTCCATAACTATACGCCAACATTTATATCTATTAACTTTATTACCTTTTTTCTTACGTTCAAAATATTTTTTGTAAGTAATACTTCCTTCTCCATCAAATAATCCTGCTATGTAAGCTGCATCAACTTCAGTCATTTTTTATCCTCATATAAAACATTAAATTTATTTTCATAACCATCATAATAATAACCATTAACTTTTGGTTTTCTTTCATATTTTTTTTTACTTTCTACTTTCTTGGGTTTAAAACTTGGTGTTCGAAGCGCTTTGGCTACAGGATTTTTCACTGCAGCCTCGCTTTTTGAGCTATCTCATTAAGCTCCTCAATCGTAGGCGCTTCCATTTCTAGTTCGCCTTGTGATTTACATTTTTCACATTGAACAACCATATTGTCAGCAATTCTTTTGTAACCATTACCCTTACACTCTGGGCAAATATATTTATTGTTTGGTATTCTTATCTTTTCCATTTGCTTTCACACCTTTGTTATCTAAAAAAAATCTAATAAGTCTGCCAATCATTTTTGATCGCGTCCTATCAGTTTTTACTGCGAGGGTCCCTAATTGTTCCCAATCAGCTTTGTTAACTGATAGAGATTTATACTTAGCTGGATCTGCCATTCGTTTCCTTTCTATTTTTAATTCTTCTCATTTGTGGGAATTTATCCCATTAAAAAATAATTTGCAAGTGTTATTTTTTTATTATATTATGTTGATCTCTTCTCACACCTTTTGTTTGTTCGTCCCTTTCTAGGGACGGGCAGACATTAATTTAAGTAGTGATTTTTAAAATTATATATTGATTCTAGGTTGACAATTAAAAGCAATCACAATTCGGTCATTGTTGACACGATCTTGCCCCATTTGTTTCATCATTTCTTCAGCTATTTTGTAACCAGAGGTTGCACATTCAAAATGTGAATTATAAATTTCTTTGTGAGATATAGGAGGTAAACAATTACCATACAATTGTGTACAGATTGAAAGAACTAATATGAAATTCATTATTTTCCCTGGCCCCGATACTTCTTCCACGTTCTGCGTTTATGTTTATTCATCTTACATAAACTAGGATACCTACCAATATTTGTTTTATTAAATATAGGTTCGTGAGATACTTGATCTTTAGATCTTTTCGCCATCGTCTTTTAGCCATTCTCTAACAAAAGGTTTAGCACCTTTGGGTGATTGAATAATAGGTAAATAAGTTATCTTACCATTAATATGTTGCTCTAGATCTGCTCCACAATTTAAACATCTAAAAAAATGTTTTTCAATAGCAACCAATGCTGTAAATTCTTCACAAGTTGAACATTGACCATTTACGACTTCAGCTGTAAATCTGAGTCTTTTTTTTCTAGGCATTACTCTAGTATTAATGCTTTTATAGAAAAAGATCCATCTATATTTTTTTCTAGCTCTGCTTTAGATTTAATACATTTATATTGTATATTTGGCTTATCTGCTCTAGTAGCTACTCTCTTACCTTTAAGACACTCTGACATTGATGGTTGTATTCTGTGTTCCTTGATGTCAGGTCCTATGAACATCAACAGGGCTACAATATGCTCGATCATAATATCGTACCTTTGTTTTTACCTTTAGTAATCATATAACCTTGAGTACCGTTTTTACCTATTTCTACTTCTTTTCTTACTCTAAAAAGTTTTATTATTTTTGATTTCTTTTTTATATCTTCTAGGTATTGTAAAATTTTTCTAGTGACTCGTGCCATTTCCATTTTGCCTTACTTTATCTTTTAACTGTTCTACATCAGCTAAAGTTTTTTCTAGTTGTTGTTTTAAAAATTCTATG